AATTGCTTCGTATCGAAGACCAACTTGGTGAAGTTGCAGAATACCGTGGTTTGAAATCATTCTACAACTTGAAAAAATAAAACGTTGATTTAACAACGTTTCTAAGGACTCTAGGTTACTCCTAGGGTTCTTTTTTTCTATCCGAGGGGCAAAGAGGGGGCAAGATTATTCGTAATGATATTATCTAAAACATTGACAGCCTGGTCTTTCATGTTCCTTGTAACATGGGTATAAATGCTAGTAGTCACTTCCGAGTCAGCATGACCAACCCTATCCATGATAGTTTTTAGGGGCACATTGTTTTCAGCCAGTATGCTTATTGTGGTGTGTCTGAAAATGTGAGGGGATAGATGCTTGTCGATAGGTGTTTCTAGCCTTGTGTTAGCCCGTTGGAGTGATGCACTTAGGATTGTGCTATGGATAGGCTTGCCAGTATTGGTCGTGAAGATTTTATCACTATGAAACCAGTTTGGGTTAGTTGATTCGCTTAATGCTTTCAATTCTAGTATCCGGTCGATAATTTCCATTTCTCGATTAGTGAGGTAGGTAGTTCGATAACTAGCGGCTGTCTTCGTTCCTTCGTTTTCTGGGATATATCTGTTGAAAGAAGTGTGGATATCTAAAGAGCGTGTCTCTTTGTGGTAATCCGATACAGTCAAACCAGCTAATTCACCAATCCGACACCCATTTAAAAGCATAAACTCGCACGCTAGGGCATATCTCAATGTAATATCTTTCCGATAGAGTTCTTTCAGCAATCGGCTGTATTCGTCCGGTTCTAAGTATTTATTCTTGGCAGCTTGCTGTTTTTCGAGCTTATTCTTTTTCTTTGGTAAACGTGCCTTCCTCGATGGGTTATCAGTTATAAGTTGTTGATCAATAGCATAATCGAAGAATGTATTTAACACGGTCTTAGCACGATATTTCTGTGAATCTGTCCAGTCTTCAGTGTCTAGCAATGATTGGATAAGTCGGACATTGATGTTTGATAGGATAGTTCCTTGTTCAATAGTGTCAGATATTCGTTTAACGGATGCTGCAAGGCTCTTGATTGAGCTTAATTTAATCTGCTTTTGGTGAAACCCCCACCACTCGTTGAAGGCACTATGGAACGATACGTTAGTAGTGCTTGATGACTCTATTTTCCGGACTATCTTATCATCCAGTAAGCGTTGAGCTTCTTTCTTTGCTCGATTCGACCCACTGGATAGAGTAACAGACACCCGTTTCCATTTCTCAGTGTAAGTGTCCTTGTATCTTTCAAAATATTTATATTTTCCATTCGGTAATTGTTCCACCCACATTGTCATATCTCCTATTATTTGGTAAAATGGGTACAGAAAAAGACTTGTAAGACTGCTTTCAGTTTACACATTTTTTCTGTGATGCTGCTCTATAATCTAACTTTGGCGAGGGAGATTATAGGGCTTTTTTTATTTAACGTAAAAGTCGTTGTTTTTGAGCTGCGAATTCTTCTTCAGTAAGGACACCAGCATCTAGCAGTTCCTTTAGTTTAATTAGTTCGTCAGCAACGGATATGTTTGAGTTGACCTGTTCGACTTGCGGTGTTTGTTCGACCGTCTGAGGTTGTTCAATGTGAGAAGTCTCTGCAATCTGTTCGACTACTGCCGTTTGAGCGAGATTTTCAGCCAATATGCTACGTAATTTAATCTCTAATTCGGGATGATAAGGAAAAGTCAAAACTGTTTTGAAAGGGTCATCTCTGGTCAGCACGATAGTTCTAGTCACTTGTTGGCTAGTCACCGCCTCGCTCTCAACCGCGGATTGTTTCTTGGCCGTCAACGCACCCGCTAATGTTCCAACTCCTGGCATGAGGATAGTACCAACAGCCGCTCTAGTCATTACGCCCTTTCGCTTCTCTCTCCCACTTGATTTTTTAGTAGTAACTTCCTGCGCAGACTCATAGACCTGTATATCCTTGATAGTGTCGTATTTAACGATCGTACTCATTCCCATCGAGCCAATTGAAATGACTCTCAAGTTATCATCCCATTTAGCACACATAAAGATTTTGCCTGTCGGCTTCATAATATTAGCTAATAGTTTCATCTCTTCCTTGTATCGACGTTTAGCTGCTTTCATTTCTGCATTATCAAAAATTCCCATAATAATTCCTTTTTTAATTAATTAAAGATTTATATTCATCTATTACCATCGTTTCGTTAGCGATGGTTTTTAAATTATACCGTTCCATAAAATGGATGTAATTGAAATCATCAAGATTTTCATTTTTTAGCAATCCACGAATCATATTCCTATCCGCTTGAGCCTCATACTTTTCTCGCAGACGCTCATAGTGTTTAGGGTCGTGCTCTAGATGGCCTAACTCATGCAGGATTACCTTTAAACGTATTTCGGCGGGTAAATCCCTATTGATGTAAACCACACGGTTAACAGGGTCTAGAAACCCATCTCGTGGCCACTGGCTAGAATCAAACTCACAAAGAGACACGTTGAACTGCTCAAGTAATTCTTTTTCAGGCATAGAGCCTCCATTAGTGTATTTACTATCAAGTATCTTTTTGCTAAAATTTATATAGA